AGAAATCTGTATTTAATGTACCACTAGTATGATTACTTCCAGAATGTAACCAAAAATTTATTGTCATAGACATAGACGTATCTTGGTCTAGTGAGCCAGTTGTATCTCCGGGTATTGTCCAATAATAACGAACCCAATCTGTTGTAAAGGTAAACATTTTAGATATTGACCTTGAATTATCATTATCTTGTAATTCTACTACAAAATTTGTAGCACTTCCTACAACCTTTGCATAAAAAGATATTGTTGTAGTTTCTGCTCCTGATGTACCCTTTTTTAAATGTTGTAAATCTTGCCCTTCAAATCTTTGATTTATACGTAATTGCTCATCTGCTGCAATAGTTGTATCAATAGTAGTACAGTTAATTACTAAACCATAATTAAAACCATCTGGGTCACCTGCAGTTCTGTTCATAGTAAAACGACCTGCTGATGTTCCACCTAAATTAACTCTCCATCTATCAGCAGTAAAATATCCACTAGCAGTTCCTAATCCAGTTTCTGAGGTGCTTCTTTGCCAACATTGAAAATTACCATTGTAAACCATATTACGTCTACCTGATAACTGTCCATTAGTTATAACGTCACCCATCTTTGCTAATTCTGCTGCTTTAGTCATTATACATTTCCATAATTTTGATTTGCGTCAGGTGATTCTGATTTAAGTTTTTCAACAATTAAATTACCATCATCATCTGTTAAACTAGATGCTTTAATTTCATCATCTTGTCTTTCACCAATTACTAACCAACTAATTGTATCAGTACAAGTATTATCTTGTGCAGTTATTGTTAACACATTTCCACTTACAGAACCTTTAATTGCAGTCCAACCTGTTTCGTTTGTAGTAAAACATTGTATATCTCTGTTCAAGGCAACAAATGTGCCTTCAGTCATTCCTGCTTTTGTATCTATATTAATAGATGCAGTGCCATTAACTAAATCTACTTTACCTCTATAAAGATTATCACATTGAGGTCCTTCAACAAATGAATGAAACAAATGATGTGTATTCTTTTTAGATTCTAAAGGATGATTTATCTTAAAAGAACCTGATGATTTAGATAAAGCTCCAACAATAGTAGCAGTAAAACTTCCTGTTCCAGATATTGAAAAACTTGCTGAATTATTTGCTATATAACCACCACTATTATTTGCACCAAATCTTGCATCATAGTCATTATCACCTTGTTTCATATCTATAAAAGCACCACTTGATGTGCCTTGCAATTCCATTGTTCCAAGTCCTGCACCTATAAATGTTGCAGTAAGATTATTTGCAGATTGATTTACATTAAAATTTATACCTGAAGCATCTAAATCTAAACCAACACCATCAAAATCACCAGTTGCTTGTACTTTTCCTGCAACATCTAAAGCTTCTGCAGGACTTGTAATACCAATACCAACTTTGCCATCAGATGCAATACGAACACGTTCTGTTAAACTTGTGGTGTTATGAATTGCTATTGAATTATCACCATTAAGTCGCATTTGACCTTTAGCAGTCGTACCATCATTAATTTGTAAAGATAAATTAGCAGATGAATTTGTTTGAGTTGAGTTTAAAATTATATTTTCAACATTTGATGCAGACTGTGTGCTTTGGAAATAGCCTATTGCACCAGTGCTATTTGTAACATGAAGTTTACCACCATTAGGATTTGTATTACCAATACCAACATTTTCTGAACTATCTATAGTTATAGCAGTAGCATCAGCATTATCATCTATACCTTGAGATGTAAATGCACCACTAACTGTTAATGCACCATCAAATGTACCACCATCTGATTTACTTACAGTATCTGCTACACTAAATATATCATATACTGTTACTACAATAATATCATTTACTGATGCACCTTGAGCTAATACAATAGATGTACCACTTGTTGCAGTATAGTCTGCAGTTCCTAGTAATACACCATTTTGGTATACATCTACATAAGTACCATCAGAATAACTTAAAGTAATATTTTCACTACCTACACCACTAAATGTAGTTTGACCTGCAGTGGCAGTATAAGTATGTACTTTACGTACTCCATTACTAGGTGATGTTCCTATATACGACATTTATTATTCCTATTAAGTTTTATAAACTCCAGAAAATGAAAGATATTTTCCACTTCCTGCTACTGCTGATGGTTCAAACCAACCACCATTATTTTGAGAAGCATAAAATCCAATATAACTTCCAGTAAAATAAGGTGACATATTTGCAGTATTATCTCCTGCCCATGTTGCTATACCATGAAACATTACATTTCCTGTTGCTTGATTTCCCGGATTAGGAGCAAATGGTAATCCAGTTATTCTTACTGCACCACTTATTCCAGTTGTGTTAACATCATTAAACTGACCTCGAACATATACCATATCACCTACTTTTGTATAACCAAAACTAGAAGTTATACTACTACTTGGATTAGAACTACTACCTGTTATTTGTCCAGTCCATGTTCCAGTTTCATAATCATTTAATGAATTTGCTGCAGTATAACCTAACGCAGTAAATACTACAGAACCACCAGTGCCTACATTTAAATGTACTCCTGCGTTGTTTGCATTTTGAATATTTGCTTTGTTTGTTCCATTAGAATCAAACTGCATATATCCACCAAGATTACCTGCATCAGTATCATCAAGTCTTAGTAATCCATGTGAATTTACACCTGCTGAAATTTCTAACTTTGATGCAGGAGCTGCAACACCAATACCCACACGATTAGCACTAGCATCAACAACTAAGGCATTAGCATCTGTATCAGATTCAACTCTAAAATCTACACTTGCACCACTTTCATTAATAGTAACTGCACCATCAAGACTTGTAGTTCCTGATGTAGTTAAAGAGTCAAGTGTACCTACACCTGCACCATCTACTTTAGTAAGAGCCATTTATACCCCTTGAGATTCTCGCCATGTTTTATAATTATTTTTTACTGTATCAGTCCATGCTGCGTTTGCTATTGCTTGTACACTAGCATCTTCACCACTTATATCTGTTGCATTATGTACCCAATTATCACCATTTTTTCCTGATGTAAAAGGTTCTAAGCAATGTCTATGTCTAGACCTACTTATTTCTTTACCATCTTCTTTAATAACTGTATCTGTAGCAACTTGTATAATCCAAGTATTTACAACTTCAATCTTTGGTATCTCTGTTGATTTTGTTATTGACATTTTTTCTCCTATAATTTATGCAGTTCTATAAGTTAATCTAAATCTAAATTGAGTACTTGAACTTACTGCTGAAGCCGCGGCAGTACTCTCACCTTTATTATCTCCAGTATAATTTAAAAGCACTGTTGTAGAATTTTGTTGATATTGCATTGAAGCACTTGTATATCCAGATGGAAAACTAAATGAAATAAAATGACCCGGGTGGTCTCCACTATATAAATCTGGATGATTATAAATAGTAAAAGGTAATCCTGCTATAAATAAAGCATTAGTCGTTGTACCAGATGCATTTGCATTACTTGTTATTCTTCCCTGACAATTAACCATATCACCTACTCTTACATAATGTCCTCCATTAAAACTATATGAAAAATTAGCACTTGTAGAACTTAATATTGGAGTCCATGAACCTGTTTCATAATGGTCTAGAAGATGAGCTGCATTTCCTGATGTTACACCTAAATATACTCCTGCACCTGCTTGAGGAAAACTTACATTACCATCCTCTGACCTTATTTGAAATAAAGTTGCACCATCATCTATAACTTGAAATACTTGACTTCCTGTACCAATACCTGAACTTTTAAATTGAGCTAAACCACTAGTATTTATGTTTACACGTTCTACACTATTAGTTTGTAATACTAATGAGTTAGTAGTATCAGGACCAAATGTTGTTGTTGAACCAGAAGTTTTAATAACTGCATTTGCATTAGTACCATCAGTAAATCTAGCAATATTTCCTGCTCCACCTGAATTTACTTGTAATGGAAAACCTTGTGGGTCAGTAGAACCTATTGCAACATTTTCTGAACTATCTATTGTTATAGCATTTGCATCTGCATTATCGTCTATACCGAGTGAAGTAAATGCACCTGAAGTAGTTAATGCTCCACTAAATGTGCCACTCGTTGCATTTAATGCAGATGTTGAAGGATGATTAACACTTGCTACTAAAGGCGAAATAGTAAATACAAATACATTATTTGTTCCACTTGAAGGAGCAGTATCAAATTCAAGTGTTTTATCATTTACAGAATAATTTGCAGTATCCTGTATTACACCATCTACTGATACTAGTATATCTTGGTCTGCACCTATTGTATTGGCTAGTGTAAAAGTAGTATTACTATTATCACCACTAAATCTTTGTACTGAAGGTGGTGTTACAAATCTATTAGCTGCAGGATTTCCTATGTAAGCCATTAAGAAATCTCCAAATAACTCGTTACCACATCTACTGAACTAGCTGCACTTGATGTAATCATTACATGGTCTGCATTATTTAAAACTAATTTTTGGTCTCCACCTACAACAATTAAACTAGACCCTACAGGTATGGGTGCATCCTTAACTAATCTTGCAACACCATCACCTGCTGCTCCAATACTTACATGAGCAGATACAGTTATTTGTGAAGTAGATATATTTGCTAAACTTAATCCTATAATAGTAGTTTCTGTACTATCTGAAGGACAAGTATAAGCTGCTGAAGGTGATGTACCTACTCCTGCTACTACTGATACCTTAAAATTATTTGCCATAATATTCCCTTATTTCTTAATATATTATACTGTATAACCTAACCTAACGCAATAGCAAATGGTATAGGCGAGTTATTAGCAATACTTGTTGCCATAGTTGAACTTAAATTACCTACTACAGTATTTATAGAAGTTATAGCTGCAGTTCTATTATTAATACTAGTTGCCATTGTTGCACTTAAATTTGTAATTACTGTATTTATACTTGTTATAGCTGCAGTACGACTATTAATACTTGTAGCCATTGTTGCACTTAAATTTGTTATAACAGTATTTATAGAAGTTATTGCTGCAGTTCTACTGTTAATACTTGTAGCCATAGTTGCAGATAAATCTGTTATAACAGTATTAATACTTGTAATTGCTGCAGTTCTATTACCTATACTAGTTGCTAGTGTAGAACTTAAATTACCAACTACAGTATTAATTGATGTTACTGCATCTAAGTTAGTCTTTGTTAAGGCACTTACATTAGCTATAGAAGTTGCCATAGTTGCACTAAGATTAGTTACTACAGTATTAATTGACGTTATTGCACTAGTTCTATTACCTATGCTAGTTGCTAACGTAGAACTAAGATTTGCAACTACTGTATTTATACTTGTTATGGCTGCAGTTCTGTTAGCAACAGATGTTGCCATAGTTGCAGATAAGTTTGTAACTACTGTATTAATAGATGTTATTGCATCTAAGTTAGTCTTAGTTAAAGCACTAACTCCTGCAACTACTGTATTTATACTTGTAATTGCATCTAAGTTAGTTTTAGTTAAAGCACTTACTGCAACTGCTAAACTATTTACAGAAGTTACTACTGTGTTAATACTTGTAATTGCATCCAAGTTAGTTTTAGTTAATACACTAACTGCTCCTACAACAGTATTTATAGAAGTTATTGCATCTAAATTAGTTTTAGTTAAGGCACTTACTGCAGCTATCTGTGTTTCAGTTCCAACAGTTACACCTGCTTTAAATAATCTTGTTGCATTTGCACTTACTGCAAATAAATTAGTTGCATTTATAGCACTTACAGATGTATCACTAAAACTTAACGTATCTGCAGTTAAGTCTGTTATACTTGCTTTTGTTGCTCTTAATACACTTGTTTCAATCGTAGTTGCAGTAACAGTTGCTGCAGTTATCTTAGTTCCTACTGTAAGATTATTTAAAGTTACATCAGTTGCACTAACTGCCTTCATATTAGTAGTGCCTTCAATAACTACATCACCACCAATAGATGTATCATTTTCTACTGTAAGAGCAGAACCACTTAATGTTCCACCTACAAATGCATTAGCAGAAACTGTAGTTGCAACACTTACACTTATTACTCTACCAAAAGTATCTACATTAAATTTACCTAAAGGTCCATAAGTTGCAGAAGTAATACCTGTAGTTGCAAGACTTATAGTAGGATTACCTGATGTACCATTACCATTACCTACAGATATAGGACTAGTTCCTGTAATAGTTCTACCTGAAATAGTTCCTGAGTCACCTACTACAATACCTGTAATACTTGATAAATCTGCAATATTATTTAATGCAGTTACATTTGCAGTTAATGCTACACCACCTATTTGAAATGTACCACCTATATTAACTTTATCTGTTGCTAATTGTAAAGGTGTAGAATTACCTGCTCCTGTTTCAACACTCTTTAATGTCGTTCCTAATTCAGTATTAGCTACACTAACTTGTAATAAGTTTTTATAAGTGTTTGCAATTTTTTTACCTGTAAAATCACTCATATCATATTCCAATACTTATCTGTATCTTGCCATTCTGTTGTTGCAGTTTCCCAATCTAAATTTCTATCAACATTAGATTCAGGTCTTACATTTTTAATAAAAAAATCTTCTGCTATTCTAGGACTTTTATTTTGAGGATGATTCTTTAAATCATAACCACCTTCAAAATCTTCAGGACAAACCATAAGTCCATAACTATTTTTTTTCATTACGTTACGTCTGTATTCAAATCCACAGACATCACATTCTACTATTGTATTTTTTCCAACTGCCATTATGTAGGTAACCAATCTGTTACTGTAACATTTGTTTCAGGCATAGGAGACCTTCTAGTAGGAAACTTTAATGTTTCAACATCTAAACTTTTAGGGATTTTATTTTGAGGATGGTTTTTTAAATCATATCTTTCATAATCAGTAGAACAAACCATAAGTCCATAACTATTCTTTTTTAAATCCCTTAACTTATATCTAAATCCACATATGTCACATATGCCTAAAGTATTTCTTGATGTAGTCATTATATACTAATTTTCGGTTTTATTAAAAGACTTACTCTTTCTCTATCTTCTGTTAATGCTCTAGCTAATCTTTCTTCATACTCTGTTTTTATCATTGCAATCCTATTCATATCAACATTAGGTCTTTTCATTGACATATAGTAAGCAACTCCTGCAGTTAAACAAGGTAAAAATCTTCTTGAAATATCAGGTGTTTGTACTGCAGATTTATCTACATCTTGCATATATCTAATTAATTCTACTTTAACTTTATCTGTAGAATTTTCAGGAAGCGGCCAGAGATATATTTCAGGATTATCTCTTTCATGTCTTACTGCATATTGAGTAGGTCTGCCTGTTTGTTTTTTGTTAGGAATTTTTAAGAACTCTTGCATAGATATGCGTTCTAATTGTATATCAGTATTATCTCTATTAACAACTGCTTCTAATACATCTATACTTGAGGAAGCTAATGCATATGTAGTTACACTTGCAGTAACAGTAATTGTAGAAGTTTCTGCAGTCCATAACATTATGTCTCTATTTTGCCAATCAGATAGTAATAAATTAATTGACCTTCTTGCAGATTTAGGTTCATGTCCAAGAGTAGGTTCACCACCTATCATTTCCATTGCTTCTTGGATAACCTCATCAATATCCATAGAAAAATTGTATGTACCTGATGTACTCATTTCTTTTTAATCTTTCTTTTTTTTATTTTTTTAGTATTAGGTTTCTTAATCTGTTGTGAAACACTACTTCTACCAATAGCCATTACTTACCTCTTAACCAGTCATACCATTTTGCTTTACGTTCTTCGTAATCCTTTTGTATGCTTTTGAGTCTTAGGTGGTGCTTTTTTACTTTTGCCTTTTCCTGCCCATAACTTTTTATCTGCCCAATAAGCCGCAGACATTTTGCCCTTACTGATATTTTTCGCATGACGAGCTTTAAAACTTTTCCTAGCTTCTTTAGAATAATTGTGACCCATTGAAGAGTCACCATAGTGTATAAGCTTAATCTTATCACCTTCTTTAGCCAAAACCATACCTTTTTTACCCGGTCTATCAGACCTTTTAGGTTTATTAAATCCTGCAAATTTTTTGCCACGATATTCTATTCCTCCTGATGGTAACCTTTTTACTCCGGGATATTTACTCATGCTATCCTCTTTCTAGGTTTAGTTGTTTTTCTTTTTCTACCTGAAGCAGTAACAGACCACTTAACCATTTTAGGTCCTGTCTTTTTCTTTGCTTCTGCTTTACTAATACGACTTGCTACTTTTGCAGGTCTACAAGCAGGATAAGGTCTAGACTTTTTATCTTTGCCTGACCTTCCACACTTTTTACCTGTCTTAACATCTCGCCAATCTTCTTTGAACCATTTAGTTAAGCCACTATTCTTAGGCTTTGCCATTAGTAAGTTCCACCACGTTTCTTATATGTACGCACAAGCCATGCATTTGCATATGCTGATGGATATACTTTAAATTTACGTTTTGCTTCTGCTTTTACTCTTGAGTATAATGCAGGATTTTTTGGTTTTGGTGAGCCTGATTTTTTCTTTTTAGCGATTGCCATTGTTTCTCCTTTACATACATAAGTCTTCGTATTTAGTTGTATATAGTCTATGTTTAGCTAACTCTTTATTAGAGTCTATACCTATTATAGTATTACATTTTATTATTTTTAGCAACCAATTTATCATATGCTTCCTTTATTTCTTCTATTGTTCTTTTACAACCTATACAAATATTATCTTTAAGTTTACATATACCAATACAAGGTGTTAAAGTTTTCCTGTCCACCATGCACCAACAATCCATGTCAATAATCCTGCAAAAGCCATTAAAAATATAAAAGCTATACCATAGCCCTC